ATATTCATCAATTCTTTCTATAATTCTTCCAAACGCCTGACCACCCGTTTTTTCAGTAGTACTGAAAGTATAGTCATATTTGATTTTGTCTTTAGGGTATTTAGGTTGATATCCGTCTGAACTAATTGTATTTGCACTTAAAGCAAAAACAATAATTGGTTCAATAGGTCCTTGTTTATAAGTTGTATTACCAGTAACAGGTTGACCATTAATTAAAAAATCTGGTTGATCGTAACACGTTTTATAGTTGGTTATTAAATATGATTTACCAGCGGTAAGCGTTTTACCTGTTATTTTACTGACTAATTCAGAATAAGTAACACTTTCATAGTCGTTTGAAAGATTAAATGTATTACCTGAATCATTTTTAAATTTAAAAAACCCGTCACTTGAATCTACGAATAGGTTATACGTATTACCACTTGATGTCGGAATATTGTTTTTATTTTGTTTTTGTAATTGTATGTAACTTGGCATTTTATTTATTTTTTAAATTATTATTCCTGAACCTGTTATAGACCCATTATTTATTAGTGCTCCACCAATTTTAAGTGTACCATCAACAATAATCGAATCATTATTAGTTAAATTACCTTGCACAAAATATTCAGCATTTTGTTCTATAATAAATACAGTATTTTGGTTTACAGTTAAATTAGAATGATTATATATTACTTGATATTCTTCAATTGTACTTGTATAACCTGTTCTTGTTTGATTATATATAAATGGGGTCAACAAATTACGTAAATAATCAAATGTTACTTTATATGTAACACCATTTTGAACAATAGCGGTTACGCCGGTTAAACTTGGAGTCGTTAAATTTGGAAGTAGTGATATTTTTATACCTGACATTTACATAAATATTTTAAATAATCAATAGATTATCATTTTCTGTTAATAAATTTTTTCCATCCTCGGCCAATAATCCATTATTTATCAAACTTATTATATTATTAACCCCATTCGCGTCAATATAGTCACATTCATTAGTGTTATAAACACATAAATCATATGTCTCAGTAAGAATTAAAAAATTATATTTTACATACACAAAACTTAGAGGTTCTGTATAATATCTTATTTTTTTAATATCAAAACAACAAACACCATCGTGTACGTTGTTCATTAATCCTGTTCCACCACCCCAAGATTGTATAAATGGTTGAACACTATCACCATCCCTTGGTATAATTTCTTCCCAATTAATTATTTTATATATTGGTCTACCATTTAGATATATTTTTAGAACACCTAATCTTCTATCTCTTTCTTCATCCCATCTTGGGTTTAGTATTTGAGTTTCTTCATAAATTGGTGTAGCTCCGGTTAAGACATCATATGGGTTTAATACTGTTGACCCGGTAATTAAATCATTGACACCACCTTCATTTAATAAATCACAATCAGTATAATATTTGTACCTATCAAAAACTATTGCAACGTGAAAATCTTTAGTTTCTTCACAAATGTGGAGTGTAGGTGTCTGACCACTTGAAACATAATAATTTCTAGTGTAACCCGAATCACAATTTGTTGTATCACCTGAATATCTTATTGTAACCCATCTGATTCTACCATCTGAAGTAAATTGAAAAGATAAATTATTATCGGCGTATTTTTGTGGATCATCTTCACCTCTTGTACCTATATAATAAAATACACTACCATCGGACCAATCCAACCCATTTTTATTAAAAACAAATTCCAAACTCCAACCTTTTTCATGTCTACTTGAAAATATTGGTGAACAATTATCGATACCACTTCCTGTGTCAAATTTATATGCCCAAGGTTTATTTTGTAAACTTGGTGCTTGGTCACAACAATTATCTGAACTTTCTAATTTTCCGACACAATTAATAATTTCGGAGGATAAATCAGATACAGGAATTTGTAAATCAATTGACATTTATCTTTTCTATATAAATAGTATTTTAATTAGATTTACACATTAGGTACAACAACTATTTCTATAGTGTCTTCCACCACAAATGAATCATGAGTAAAATAGTACGTATTCGTACTATCTCCTTGAACAAGAAGTGAATCTTGTAAAACACTATTTATATATAATTTAACTGTGTGATCCTGTTTTATACCATTAGTTATTTCAACAAGAATAGTACTCGAACTATTATTTGTATGTGTCGCCACAAGACAATCTCTAGCACTTAACGGTATAGTATTTGAACCATCAATAACACTATAACCCGGACCGTCAAGACCAGACAGCAACTCAACGTTGTTTATTACCAAACCTGGACTCGCCTCTCTATCTGTATTATTAGAAACTATTAATCTACCTGTATCTCGAATTAAACGGAAACCATTTACAACCGTTATAACTAAATAATCTGAGGATGGTATTGGTGTTCTATCAAGTATAAAAGAACCCGTTAAACTACCAGCATATATGTGGAATTCCGCAGTTCTACCACAATTTGTGTCGATATTAACTGATTTATCAAGAGTACTATCTCCCACATAACTAATAATCAAATTCTCATCACCTTCTTCATTATTACGAGTTGCTTCAATTAATGTTGTTGTACTATCAAGAGGGAAAGAACCAGTTATAAATGAGTTAATAAAAGAATTTGGACCTAAAAGACCAGTAATTGATGCGTCACCCGTTGCGTCATAATTAAATCTAATCAAATCTGTTGGACATCCTGGTGTTGGTGTTGGTGTATTTGTTGGAACTGGTGTTGGTGTCGCAGTTGCAGGGATAGGTGTTGGTGTATTTGTTGAAACCGGTGTTGATGTTGGTGTTGGTGTTGGTGGAATAGGTGTATTAGTCGGTGTTGGGGTATTAGTTGGCGTCGGTGTTGGTGTTGGTGTGTTAGTTGATGTTGGTGTCGGGGTTGGTGTATTAGTTGGTGTTGGTGTATTAGTTGACGTTGGTGTCGGCGTTGGTGTTGGTGTATTTGTTGGTGTCGGTGTAGGACAAACGTATGTCGATAGATATGTATTATAATTACCGGTTATCAATCCAGAAGATATGTTTTGATTCCAAATTTCTATAGTACCTATTCTAAAATTACCCGGACCACCATTACCCATATTGACTATGTCAAGTAATCCTATACCTAATTGATAATTTGGAGGAGCAATTCTATTAACAAATGTTCTATTAACTTCAATTGCATCGACATATGCAACTATTTCCGTTCCGTCATATGTAAAACCAACATAGTACCATCTATTAAATTGAACAGGTTTAGGATTTGCAACAAAATCTATACTTGAACCATTCCACAGACCAAAGTGGAAATAACCACTAACTAATTCTATTATTGATAAATGCCAATCACCTGAAAGTCCACCAGACATCTCATTAAGGACTATTCCATTTGATATCGGATAAACCCATGTAAATACAGATAATTTATTACTTACAAATGATTGTGAAATATTATTAACAAAACCGTAATTAGAAGTACCATTAAATTCCAAATAATCGACACAATAATCACTTGAATAAGTTGGATTATTATAAATTGTGGTTGTTGCTGAAAACGCCAAATCAGTAATTGTGTTACCTGTACCTGAATATGATGATGAGTTATTTACATCAATTCTATATAGTACTTGAGGAGCAACTGGTTCAGGTGTTGGTTCTGGTGGTTCAGGGGTGTTAGTTGGTGTCGGTGTTGGTGTAATAGTTGGTGTTGGGCTTGATGTAGGTGTCGGAGTAATGGTCGGTGTTGGTGTAGGTGTTGGTGTAGGTGTTGGTGTAGGTGTCGGTGTTGGTTCAATAAATACCACATCAGGTTCTATTTTAAATCCTGTGTATGGGATATTTGATGGTAAAACGATATCCTCAAATACATTTTCTTGAGTAAGGATATCAAAAGACTCATCTAAAGTGATTGTTAAATTAGAACTACTTTCACCAGCGTTTATTGTTATTCCTGTAATAATTTCTATTGTATCACCTGTTGTGTTTAGTTTGTGTGTAAAATTGACTGTAATGTTGTCTTGTACCGGTTGATTACTATTCAAATAATAATTTAAAACTATTGAACCGGGGGTAATTTGAGCATTTAAATTCAATTGTATACTTTCAGTAAATGCAGAAATAATAAAATAATGAGTTTCTCCGTCTGGATTTGTATAAGTGTAAACATGGTTATTCAATATTGTATTTGAATATGTGTTACCAAAATGATTAACAAAATCATTGTAATTTAAAAAAATACTATATCCCGAATATGGGTAAGACAAATCATTGATTCTGTTATCATATTCAATTAGAATTACATTATCTCTAACGCAACCAAATTGATTCATAGAAGTATCTATTGTTAATCCGGTATATGTAATTAAATTATCTAAATCTAATACATCCGAATAATAATCATCGTCAACTTTTGATAGTTCGTAATCATATAATTCTGAGGTATCTAATTTAACGTCTAATTTAGACCCGTAATATTTTAAAATATTCTGACTATTCATTAATTTATAAATATCTTTCCTTTCGTTTGATATTTATATAAAAACCTAAGTTATCATGAATAATTTCATAAAACAGGTAATTGAAGAAAAATTTGCGTCAAAAAAACAACAAAGATTGTTTTATGCTAAATCTTCTGATAAATCCATTTCACCTAAAGAAAGAAAAAAATGGAAGAAATGGGCTCAAGAATTTTCAGCAGATACGGATTTTGAAAAATTACCAGAAAAGAAAAAAGAAGAAGTAGACGAAATAGTTGACGATTTCGGTAACATAAGTAGAAATAAAAAACCTAAAAACTTTAACACAAAAGGAATTACATCAAATTCTATGAGTGATGAAGTTGTAAAAAGTGGGTCGGGATCTATGGGTACTCATGGCGTACATGGTACACATACTTCTTTAAGATATTGGGCGGAAGCGGACATGAGTAAAACTTTAGGTTACAAAGAAACCTTGGGAAAAGATAAAGATTACGAAGATGCTGAAGAACATTTTGAAGATGAATTAAATTTAGATGAGCCAGAAGCTGAAGAAAGATTAAGTAAAATGGGTTATGATAAAAATTTACCAAAAGATAAAGTAAGATTGATAGAAAACCCAAAAAAATTCATGTCAGATTATATTGAAAGTATAATTTATAAAAAAACTTTGGAAAATGACTTAGTTCAAAAAGAAACAGATGAAACAGAAGAAACTAAAGAAATCCCAAGTATTGTACAAAAACAATTAAAATCATTAAAAAATACAATGAATACATATAATTTGACTATTAATGATGTTACCAAAGAATTAAAAAAATAATGAATAGTGAATTAAAAAGTAGATATTTTGATATACCACAAAATATCTTAGATAAAATTAATCATACAGTAACTTGTTTACAAGGTGAAAATGTTCGTGGGATTCAACGAGCAAAAAAACTATTGAACGACAAAAAAGTAAAATATGGTCAATTAAAAAGAATTATTCATGACATACAAAATATTGATAAAATAAAAGACAGAACCAAATACGATTTATGTGGTGGTGATTTAATGGAAAAATGGGCTAAACAATTTTTAGATAATGAAAGACAGTTGATAATTAACAGAAAAGATTCTAAAAAAAATGCGGATAGTATGGGAGGAATCACAGGAGAAAGAAAAAATAGTCATTTAAAAAAACACAAGAAAAGATTTAGTTTCAAAATCCCTGTTAATTTAATTAAAAGTAATTCACATAAATCATCAATTACACCAATAACATCATTAGGATTATTTGAAGAAGTTGAAAAAATAAAAAAATTAATTGACTACTAATATGGCAACACAGTTAGAACAAATTGCAGAAAAATTAAGAATAGAACATATAGCCAGAAACAAATACGAGTCAGAAAAAAAATATTCTTCTGAAAATTCTAACGCATTATCCGATGGTGATGAATTTGGTAAAGGAGAAAATAATGGAAGTATTGGTTCAAAAACGGATATTTTAACAAGAATCGATAATACTGGAAGAAATACATATTCTTCAAATAACGGATATTCATCAGTAAATACTCGAGCATTGTCTGACGGAGATGAACCAGGTAAGGGGGAAAACAATGGTAATATCGGAGGAAGAACAGATATATTGACTAGAATTGACAATACTGGTAGAAATATTTACAATCCTAATAATCAGTATTCTTCCATCAATACTCGAGCGTTATCTGATGGTGATGAACCAGGTAAAGGGGAAAATAACGGAAATATCGGGGGTAGAACGGATATTAACACAAGAATTGATAACACAGGAAGAAATATATACTCACCAAATAATCAATATTCATCAGTAAATACAAGGGCGTTATCTGATGGTGACGAACCAGGTAAGGGAGAAAATAACGGAAATATTGGTGGACAAACTGATATTCTAACAAGAATTGATAACACCGGTAGAAACATTTATAACTCTAACAATCAGTATTCAAGTATTAATACTCGAGCATTATCTGACGGTGATGAGCCAGGTAAAGGAGAGAACAATGGTAGTATCGGAGGTCAAACCGACATATTGACTAGAATTGATAATACCGGAAGAAATATATATTCACCAAATAATCAATATTCTTCCATCAATACTCGTGCGTTATCTGATGGTGACGAGCCAGGTAAAGGTGAGAACAATGGTAGTATTGGAGGACAAACTGATATTTTTACAAGAATTGATAATACTGGTAGAAATATTTATAACCCTAACAATCAATATTCATCAGTAAACACAAGGGCGTTATCTGATGGTGATGAACCAGGTAAAGGTGAGAACAATGGTAGTGTTGGTGGACAAACTGATATTCTAACGAGAATCGATAATAGAGGTAGAAATTATTATGGAGAAACAAGACAATATCCTGACTTTTAAAAATGAAAATTAATAATATTATTTTTGACATACTATTGGAACAACCAAGTTTTGATGCAAAATCAAAACCATTAGTGAATGCAATAAAAAATAGAAATCCGGTGACGTTTTATTATTCGGGACCAAGAAACCCTAAAAAAGATAGTGTGGTTGCGGGTGGTAGATTTAGGGCTGAAATTGTTGCAATGGGTTTGAGTAAAAAAGGTAATTTAATTGTCAGGGCGTGGGTCGAACCTCCATCAAGAACTAAAACAGGTTTTAATAAAGGAAATTGGAGAACATTTATTGTAAATAGAATGAGTAGTATTACTGTATTCGATGACAAGACATTTGATGTTAAAAGACCAGGATATAAAGAAGGTGACGATAAATCCATGACAGTAACATATGTCAAATCATCGTGGACTTCAACACCACCTGTCAAACCAAAAGAAACACCAAAACCAGTAGAACCTGTCAAACCAAAAGAAACACCAAAACAAACAAAACCGGAAGAACCGAAGAAAGATGAACCGGTAAAACCTGAAGAATTACCTCAACCAAAACCTGAAAAGAAACCTGAACCACCAAAAAAAGAGGTTGAACCAACTAAACCTGAACTTAAGGAACCAGAAAAAAAAGAGGAACCTAATTCTGAAGAAAACCCTGAAAAGGAAAAAAATAAATTACAAGAAGGAATAGTAAGATTTAAATCTTTAATTTCCTATAGTTTTTAATTATAATTAAATAAAAATACTATGTCAGGACAAGGAACAATATCGACTAATGATTTAATGATGAAATTAGTCCAAGCTAAAAAAGTAATGAATAAAGTTGACTCAGGAAATTTTGAAAGAGGTAATGTAAACGAAAGAATACTAACATCACCTCCAGAAGAAATTATGGAAATGCAATCACCATCAACAGTAACTAAACAAATACCAACACCAACTGTAGATAAAATACAAAATTCAAAATTACCTGATGCAATTAAAAAAGCGATGATTGAAAACCCAATTCCACAAATTTCTTTAAATGATAGTTTGGACATGAATTTTGTTAAAAATGCAAAAAGATTGATGGAACAAGAAGGTTTAACATCTAAAAAATCAGGGTCTTCAAATCAAGTAATCAAAACATATCTTTCAGAATCAAATACATCAGATATCGCGGAAAAATTAACACCAATTATTGAAAACATAATTAGGAAAACTTTAGATGAAATAGTTGACAGAAAACTAAATCAGATTTTAACCGCACATCAAACCGCGTCTATCAATGAAAATCTTGTATTAAAAGTTGGTGATTCCGTGTTTAAAGGAAAAATAACAGGCGTAAATAAAGCTAAATAATTTCTTTTTTCAAAATTTTTGTTTATACTTTAGACATATTCATTAGATATGTCAAAAATTAAAGTATTAGTAATCCCATCCGATACATTTGGTGTGGGTAAATTCAGAATCTTAGATCCATTTAAATACATTGGTGATAACTACTCAGATGAAATTCATGTTGATATAGCATTTAACACAGAAGATAATCATGATTTTTTTAAAAATTATGATATTGTTGTGTTTCATAGTTTTATACACAAATTACCTCACGAAGCGAATATCGCGAGAATTAATTGGTTAAAAAATCAAGGAATTAAAGTGATTATGGATATTGATGACCATTGGAAAGTTGATCAGAGACATCCAATGTATCATCAAATCCTTTTTAACAAAGTTAGTGAAAAGAAAGTTGAATTGATGAGGTTATCGGATTATGTCACAACAACCACACCGGTTTTCGCAAACACAATAAAAACAAAGTTGGGTATAAAAAATGTGTTAGTTTTCCCGAATGCCGTTAACGATGAAGAACAACAATTTCAACCAAATAAAATTGAATCAGAAAAAATTAGATTTGGTTGGTTAGGTGGTTCATCTCACTTACACGATTTAGAATTGTTAAGAAATGGTATCTCATCTGTTTATAGTGCTTACGGTGAAAAAATACAATTTGTTTTATGTGGGTTCGATACGAGAGGTTCGGTTAATGAAATAAACAAAGAAACAAATCAAGTAACACAAAGACCAATTCAACCTATGGAAACTGTTTGGTACAAATACGAACAAATTTTCACAGATAATTACAATGTACTTGATGAAGAATATAAAAATTATTTAATGACTTTTACAGAAGGTAATTATGTGGATAAAGATAAACCATACGTAAGAAGATGGACTAGAGAAGTTAGTAAATACGCGAATAATTACAATTATTTTGACGTATCTTTAGCACCGATAGTTGATTCAGAATTTAACACTAATAAATCACAATTAAAAGTTATTGAAGCGGGATTTCATAAAAAGGCATTAATTGCTAGTGAAATAAACCCGTACACTATAGATTTGATTTCAGGTGTTGATGATGGTAAATTTAATAGTAAGGGTAATGCGTTATTGGTTTCACCAAACAGAAACCATAAACAATGGACACAACACATGAAAAAATTATATGAAAATCCAAACATGATTGAAGATTTGGGTAATAGATTATATGAAACAGTAAAAGACAAATATTCTTTACGTAAAGTTTGTAAAGATAGAGTTGAATTTATAAAATCAATTATTAATAAATAAAAACAAAAAAACATGCATTATTTAGTAACTATCGGTTATGAAACCGAACAAATGGACAGAAACGGAAATCCTCGTTTACAAAAATTAAAGTACATCGTTGAAGCTGAAAGTGTTGAAGAAGCAACAATTGTTGCATCAAAATACAGAGCGGGAGACGTAAGGTCAAGTGAAAGTATTTCAATTGTTAAAATGCCAATTGAATGTATCATTGATAAAAAAAACACTCCGGAATATTATAAATAATAAAAAGAAACACGATGCAATTCCATAGTAGAGACATTCAAATTTTACGTCAGTCACAAAGTAAAATGGTTTTAGAGTATCTTAATTCACTTAATGTTCAAGTAACTGTAGAAGAACTACAAAGAATTACCGACATTTTTGTTGAATGCTGTTTAAGACCATCAGACGATGATTTAAAAAAAAGAATCAAATCTTTAGATAAATGGATTAATGAAAAAATAGAAGAAAAAAAATCTATACCAAATGGATAAGGAAAAAATTGACGATTATATCGAAAGATTAAAAAAATTTGACTCAACTATGAGTGGTGATGATGAAAATTTTGACCCAACACTCATAAATGAATTGAATAATTTATTAAATGTACTTAATGATGATATTGTAAAAACACAATCTCAACAAATCGATAAAACTGATTATGAAATGGATTTTTCACCATTAAGTGTAAAGATTAAAAAATTAAGGGAAAACGCTGTTATTCCAAAATATTCTAAAGATGGTGACGCTGGTTTAGATTTAACTGTAACACATATTATTTCAGAAACCATGACCGATATTACATATGGTTTTGGAATTGCGCTTGAGATTCCAAAAGGATATGTAGGGTTAGTATTTCCAAGATCATCAATAAGAAAATATGACATGTTGTTAACGAACGCAGTTGGTGTTATAGATAGTGGATATAGAGGAGAAATACAAGCAACGTTCAAAAAGACTGAAGGTACTTTTAATTATTATGGTGCAAATGAGAGAGCTGCACAAATTATCGTTTTACCTTACCCTAAAGTACAATTTATTGAATCTGACGAATTGTCAGATACAGAAAGAAATACTGGTGGATTTGGATCAACAGGTAATTAAAGATATTTATTAGAATAATAAATGTTGTTAAATTTTAAATTTTGTTAAAAAGAAAACCAAAAACATCTGAACCTAAAAAAGGTAGACCCACAGTAGAAAAAAAAGCACCTATAACATTCGAAGAAAAAAAGATAAATAACAAACAAAGAATTCGTGAGGTCATAAAAAAACCAAAAGAAAAGTTCTTAACTAAATCTCAAGAAGAGTATTGGAACATTTTGGGTGATAATCAAATTACTTTATGTTTTGGACCTGCGGGTGTTGGTAAATCATACATTGCAATGAAAAAAGCGGTTGATTTACTTTGGGACGATAGTAATAAGTACGAGAAAATTATTATTGTTAGACCGGCGGTTGAAGCTGAGGAAAAACTTGGTAGTTTACCAGGAGGTTTGGAAGAAAAACTAGACCCATACATTTATCCTTCATATTATCTACTTAATAAAATAATTGGTAAAGAAGCCAGAGAAACTTTGAAAGATGAAGGGTTTATTGAAGTGGCTGCGTTGGCGTATATGCGTGGATGGAACGTTGATAATACGATATTAGTTTTTGAAGAAGCACAAAACGCAACTCCACAACAAATAAAGTTATTATTAACAAGAATAGGGTTTAATTCTAAATTTTTTATATCAGGTGATTTAGAACAATCAGATAAATACAAAGACAAAACAAAGTCTGGTTTATACGACGCTAAGAAAAGATTACACGGGTCACACGATATTGGTATATTTGAATTTGGTAATGAAGACATTGTTAGAAATCCATTAATAAGTCATATCTTAAAAAGATATGAAGATTAAGGTTTACTTATAATCAATCTAATAGTATATTTCTTTTATGGAAATATTCGTTAGTATTGATGGTGTTTTAAGAAACACAATTCAAAAATTTGATTATCATTACAAAGACAGTTTTTTTGATTCTGAATTTGAGAGTGAAAATAATTTTGAATATGGAATAATAGAACCAATTCAAAATAATAATTTATTAGATTCATATAAATTTCAGTCAAAAGAAGAATTTGACTATTTTTTATTTATTGAATATCCAATAGAAATTTTTGGTCACGCCGGACTAAGTTACTCAACTGCCATTTCAGATTTAAATAATCTAATACATAATAATCCTGAACATAATTTTACTGTTGTTGGTTTAGATCAATTCGGAAAATCTAAACCGGCAACACTATTCTTTTTATCTAAAAATGGATTTTTAGGGAATGATATAAAGTTTATCAAATCAAATGAAATAAATAACATTTGGGAAAAATGTGATTTTTGGATTACCGATGATAAAAGAATTATTGATTCCTGTCCAAATGAAAAGTCAGTAATAAAATTTAATACAATTTATAATCAATTCTTTACTAATAAAAAAGAAATAACTAAATTATCAGAAATACAAGAACCATGGAACTGTTTGGAAAAAACTACTACATTGACATTGACGGAATCACAGACAAATGCAGAACAACACAATCAGTAAAAAACGATGACGATACTGATGAAACCGAAAATTCTGAAGGGTCAATTGAAATAAACATTTTTAAGTACGAAATGATTAAAATGTGTATTGAAAGAGTTTTATCAGAGTACGAAGAAGATGATGAATCAATGGGAGTTTTTGGAAAAGAAAAAACACCAATGTCATTTAAAATTGCGTTTAATACATTAATAAAATACGGAATAATAATCGAAGAAGAAGATGAATAATCAAGAAAATTTAGAAAGACTAGAGTCTGCGATTGGTAGACTAGAAAACAAACAAAGTGTCATTTATTTTTTAACTTATGACACAAAAAATAATCCAAGAGCTGCGGTAAAACATATCTATGATATTGCGCTGACTCTTAAAAGAAATGGGTATAACTCTAAAATTTTAGTTGAAGATAGTAGTTATACCGGAGTAAAAGGATGGTTAGGAGACACATATGATGAATTAAGTGTTGTATCAATTAAAACTGACAAAATTGAAATTAATGTTGATGACATTATGGTAGTACCTGAATTTTATTCGAATGTACTACAACAATTGGCAAACATTAGATGTACTAAAATTATGTTGATACAACAAAAAGAGTACATTTTTGAAACATTACCTATGGGTAGTAGATGGTCAGATTATGGATTTGATAGAGCTATTGTAACAACAGAAAAATTAAAAAAATACGTTCAAGAAATCTTTCCTGAAATGTTAACTTTTATTATCCCACCAATTATTGGAGATAATTTTAGTCCTTCAGAAAAACCAGTCAAACCGTTTGTTTCAATTCATTGTAGAAATAGATCAGTACAAAAGAAAATTATCTCAGAATTTTATTTGAAATTTCCTCAATTACGTTGGATTACTTTTAGAGACATGGTACAAATGACATATGAAGATTTTTCAAATGGACTTAAAGAATCTATGGTTTCTTTATGGTTAGATGATGAATCTACTTTTGGAACATTTCCATTGGAATCTATGAAATGTGGTGTTCCTGTTGTTGGTAAAATACCAGATACTGAACCTGATTGGTTATCAGAAAATGGAATGTGGACATATGACGAATCTAAACTTGTTGAAATTTTAGGGACATATATTTTGGCTTGGTTAGAGGGTGTTGAACTTAATATGGAAGTAAAAGATAAAATGAAAGAAACTCTTTTACCATATATGACATCAGTAACAGAAAATAACATAGAAAGAGTATTTAATAGTTTTGTTTCACAAAGACTAATCTCGCTTAAACAAGCATCAGAAAAATTAAAAGAAGAACAAAAAATATGAAAGAAATGAATATTACAATTTTATTGCCAGTACATAAAATAGACGGTGATTATAAAGAAATGTTGGATAACGCTGTTAAATCAGTTGAACAATTTTATAACGATGTTAATTTAATGGTTATTTGTCCGGAATCAATTAGTAAAGATTTGGATAATTTATCTGATAAATTAAATATTGAAGTAATACCAAATAAAGGTAAAACAGATTTCTGTTCTCAAATAAATTTGGGTATTGAAAATGTTAAAACAAGTTGGTTTAGTATTTTAGAAATCGATGATGAATTTAGTTCAAATTGGTTAAAATCAATGACTGAATATGTTGTTGGTTTTCCTGAAGTTGACGTACTATTACCAATCGTAAAAGATATTAATACAGAAGGTAAATTTTTAAGTTTTACTAATGAATCCGTGTGGGCGTATGGATTTTGTGAAACCCAAGGATTTTTAGATAATGAAACATTAATCGAATTTCAAAATTATCAAACTAGCGGAGGTTTATATAAAACCAGTGTAGTAAAAGAAAATGGAAAATTTAAAGAAAATATTAAACTAACATTCATTTATGAATTTTTATTAAGACTTACACATAATGGTACAAAAATTATGACAGTACCAAAAATTGGATATCAACACGTTAATTTCAGAGAAGATTCTTTGTTTTGGAATTATAAAGAAGATGAAAATAGTAAAATGGACGAATCAGAAATTAAATTTTGGGTAGATACCGCAAAAAAAGAATTTTTCTTTAAAAATAAACGAGATGTAACATATTCCCAAAATTAATGCCAAGAAAGAGAACCCAAAAAATTTATTTTGGGGAGGCTCAAGAAGAAGCGGTAATAAGATATCTACAATCTGAATCCGAGAACGAAAAGAATAAGATATTCAATGAATATTTAAGAGAACCCCTTAAAATAATGGTGGAAAGTATTATCCGCCGTTATAAATTATACAGAAAAGATTTTGAGTACGAAGATGTGCATACTGATACTATGTCATTTTTGATAACCAAAATCAATAAGTTTGACCATACAAAAAACCATAAAGCATACTCTTACTTTGGTACAATATGTAAGAATTATCTTATGGGGGCGATTCAGAAAGATACAAAAGAAACAAATAGAAGTGTTTCATACGATGACATCTCATCAGATTTAGAAGATAGACCCGATTTATCATACACTATTGAAGAAGATGTTTTAGATTATCGAGATGTGATAATCAAATTAAGTATCGAACTTGAAGATTTTATAGAAAAGAAAGATTTATCAGACAATGAAAAGAAATTAGGTTATGCACTATTAGAAATCTTTAACAATTTTGAAAAAATATTTCAAAATGGTGAAGGTAATAAATTCAATAAAAACCTAATACTACTCTCACTAAGAGAAATGACTTCTCTATCAACAAAAGAAATCAGAGTTTCACTTAAAAAATACAAAAAACTATACGAGGGTATATTAGGTAGATTTTTAGATTAAATCTATTTATAGATATGAAAGATAAAAGAAACATAATCTCCTTAGATGTGGATTCCGCATTGGCTTTAATGCAAGAAATCTATAATGACATTGTTGAACAAAAAAACACAGCGTCTTTAATTACTAAAAAAATGTTGACTTTTATGAAAGACGCTGAGGATATGAGTGTCATTGGTCCGGTCATTAAAGAACAACAAAAAATTCTTAACGATTGTACTGAGAAAAAGATATCATTAGTGAAATTACAAGGAGCATTACTCAAGCAAACTAGCGGAGGAGGTAAAGGAGCACCTATGGGTAAATTAAGTTTGTCTGATGAAGATAGAGAATTACTTGATAAATTAGTTAATGACGGTAATGATAACCAAGGTAGGTCAGAAAATTATTCGTTATAATGAGTAAAGTTAAGGATAAAAAGAAAAAAATTAAAGCCAAACTTGAGGCCATTAAAAAAATTAATGATGACCCCAAAAAAGCTACGGATGATATATTTGACGCGTATTTGAAAGATTTACCAAGTACAGATAAACTATTTGGTAATAAACTCGACTCATTTTTAGAAAAAAGAAAAAGAAAAAAAGAAAACAAAAAAGATATTTTCAGCGAATTAATGGATATTGCTGAAGGGTTTTTAGGTTCAAATAATAGTAAAGTTGAAGGTTCGGATAAATTATTTAGCAAAGGTAAAATTAAAAAATACGCAATTGATTCTTGTAGAATAACTTTAGAAAACGCCAAACCAATTATATTGGAAAGCGTTAAAAAAGTATTTTTTGAAGGTGAAGGTATTTGTGGTGCGAACAGTAGCATGCCAATTGACACTATCACAATAAAACCTAAGGAAATAGATTTTTTAAATATGTTGACTTTGGACCCTTCAAGTAATAGTGGTAAAATAATGTACGAACCACAAAGTCCAAGTATTGGTAAACAAAAAGTCAATAGATCATTATACGATTCATTTAATTCCGGTCCTTATCAATTTGACACGAACAATAATTTAACATTATTTACATCCACTTGGGATTCCGGAAGTCAACAATTTAATATAAGTGGATTAACTCAAGGTGGTTTAAACCCCGTTAAGGTTGAAGATTTTTTTAATGATTATTATTCCAATATAGAATTACCGGATATTACAGGAATCACAAAAACAGCCATGTTAATGACAATACAAGGTGATGGTAGTGAAAGTGTTTTATTCAAAGATGGAATGAAAAATCTGAATAGATTATTACAAAAATTATTTGCATTGTGTAATTCAGAAACAAATAGAAACTCAGTAGCAAATCAAAACGCGGTTGACTTGTTTGACGAAAATGATGAAGTATTAGAGTTTTATTTTGATTTTAATGATGTTGAAGGTATTGATTTAGATGATGAAGACGCGATAAGTAGAGGTGTGTTAAAATTTAGAGATTGTGATAATTTTGAAATACCTGTTAATACAGATAATATAGAAGATTTTGTATATCTATCCTCGACTAGTAATAATATAAACAATGTTGTTGATAATACATTAAGAAAAGCGGCAAAAGACGCCGCAGAACAATCTGATTTACCATTAATTAATTTGAATTTGTCATTATTAAACAATTTCATTTTACAATTACCAAAAGCACTAATAGGGAGTTTATTATCCCCAAAAATATTTTTACCGATAGTAATAATATATAAATTATTTAAATCAGCATTAGCTCAACTTGACGTTAAAGAACTGATGAGAAAATTATCAAAGCTATTTGGGGTTATAGTAAAACAATTATTTTGGAGATTTTTAAGAGAATTCTGGCAGTTTATTAAAAGAGATTTGATTAATTTTTTAAGAAAATTAGTTGCTAAAATATTGAAAAACAAATATAAAAGGTATGTGACAATCATAAAGTCACTTATTAATTTTTTAAGTAGACTTAGAACCATACCCAACTTTGATAACTGTTCAACATTATTTGAAGCAATAACCGCAGCAATCGAAGCGTCATTAGCAGGAACTAAGTCATTTAGTATACCAGGTATATTACTTGGGTTATCAGATACTGTATTACCCGGATATAGTCAGGATAGAGCACTATTAAACATAACAGAAAGATTAGAAAAGGCGGGAGTACCCATGGGACCAATATACGGTGATTCAAATGATTTAGTTAGTGTAATTAAAGGTATTATTGATGGTCATACGGAAGAAATGGATACAAATGGTTTTGTTAAAGTTTCAAACAAAAAAATGACAATCCCCACACCTGTTGGACCAATTGTAATTCCACCGGGTTTATTAAATAGTTCAGGTAAAATACAATAAGATGGACAAAGAAAAAATTATAGAAATTGTAAGTGAAGTAGAAAATAAATCAAATAAAGATTTGACTAAAGTTGTTAATTTTTTACACGAAGAATTTTATAAAACTAAAAATTTAATAATTGATTTAACTCGTCATTTAGATACAGTTGAAGAAATGTATAATAAAGCGAATAACGAATTAGAAAAGAGAAATATTAAGTAATGAAAATAATTGATATTGGTGTTTGTGTCGATAACTTGGACCCCAAAGGAATAGGTAGAATTAGATGTGTTAGATATTCTGATTATGTGGGCGAAAAAGAAAAGGCGGTGACATATGAAAAATGGGACGATAAAGATATGTTTATTGCTATTCCATTTTTACCACCAAATATTAATTTTATTCCTGAAATTGGTCAAGCGGTAAAAATTATAAATTACAATTCAGACAAAGACCATGTAAACCAAGAGTACATTGCTGGTCCTTTTACAACAATGTTTGATTTTAATTCTCAAACATTCTCACAACAAGTTGAAAACACGTCATATGGTGTTCAATTTAAAAACACACCTGACATTTACAATAAAGAAACAGGAAAATTTATAGAGGATAAATCTGAAGGTGTCTTTGCAAAAGAAAAAGATTTTGCAATTTATGGTAAATCCGGTTCAGACATTGTGTTCACCGAAAATGGATTACAATTAAGAGGTGGTAAATTATTATCAAAACAAGCTGCAAGTGGAACTAACAGAAAAAAAATGTTAGTCTACCCACTAATGACGCAAAAATCAAGTTCCATTTATTTAAAAAAGTTTCCAAAAAAATTAGTTAAAACACAGAAGTTAACAAAGAAAGAAATTATTGAAGTACAACCACTAAAATATGTTATCGAATTTGAAATAGATTCTTTATCCTCACCAAGTAACATTAATTTTTTTGTATACAAAGTTGTAAAGTCAATAGGTAAAACATACCAATCTGATTTCTTCAATGAAAATACACCATTATCTTACGCAAATATTAAATTAATCAATACTGACGGTACCTCATCTACACCAACTTTTACAGTACCAATAACTGATATCAATCAAGTCACAACCCAAATAAGAACAATTATATTTTCATTGCACGAAGATTATCTAATAGAAACTATTAGGAAACAAAATATAACTAATTTAGATTATACAAGTTATCCAAATGAAGACATTCACCCTTTCTATTTTAGACCCACACAACAGATGAAAAATTATATCCCCACAAACACTACACAAGAAGAAATTAAGGATAAAATTTTCAATTTTAAATTGGTTACGGGTATTGGTCCCGGTTCAGGATTGGTGTGGCAGAGTACTCAAATGAAAAATAAACCTAAACTTATTGATGTTATTGTTGATGAATTAAAAGAACAATTTGACTCACCAGAACAAACTTTTGCGACGGTAAAATCAGATAAAATATATTTTCTATCCACCGATACTAATGATATTCAAAGAATAAAATTTGAAGAATTTGATAAGTATGAATTAACTCAAGACGACTATGTTCAAAAAATCGAAGATTTTACATTCGCGTCAGTTAGAGGTGAAAAATTAGTGGAGTTTTTAGAAGCGTTATATAATGCATTTTTAGGTCATAAACATAATATTAATAAAGTATACACAACAAACGGTTTTGACGAACATCAAGTTTTAAAACAAAAATTCGAAACACTAAAAAATGATATCCTTAATAATTCAATTAGAATCAACTAATTGATATTTATTAAATAAAAAGATGTCATATTACCGTTCATATTTCGAGAAGAATAATACTATAATTAAGAATTCTCACGCAAATAGTGCTAAAAACCCAAATACCGAAATTTACTATGGTTCAGGTTTTTCAAAATTCATCTTCAAGGTAGATTTTACCGATTTAATCCAAAAATTAGATAATGGTGATTTAGTTGTGGATAATAACACAAGCCATTATCTCAACATGAAAAACACCATATTTGGTGATGAGGCTCTTATGGGTATTCTCAAAAATAACGATAAGAGAAGAGCAACTTCATTTGACTTAATTTTATTTGAATTAGACCAAGATTGGGATGAAGGTGTTGGATTCGATTATGAAAGAAATGAGTACGATTTCAATTTAATGAATAAAATTTATGATGAAAGACCATCAAACTGGTTTAGTGCAACAACATTAAATGCGTGGACGACTTCAGGTATATATTCAGGAACACCGATAATAATTGATACAATACATTTTGATAACGGAAACGAAGATTTAAAGGTTGATATTACTGAATATGTAAATGGTATCATTGTTGATGGAAACACGAATTACGGACTTGGATTAGCGTTTGATATTCCTTATGAAACTGTTGTCGACTCCGTGTATCAATCCGTGGCGTTTTTTACAAAATACACTCAAACCTTTTTTGAACCTTACGTCGAATCTTTCTTCGAAGATAGAATAAACGACAACAGACACAATTTTGTTGGTAATGTATACCAAAACCTCTACTTATACGTAACTAAAGGTGGTAATTACTACGATTTAGATATAGAACCTACAGTTGATATACTTGATCACACAAACTCCATAATTCCGGGTTTAAATGACCTTACAACCACTAAAGTTAGAAAAGGTGTATACGTGGTTAATTTTGGTATAGATGGTACTTTATGTGACGGTAGAAGGTTCTTTTTTGATAAATGGAAGGGTATTGAAATAGATGGTGTATCATTAGCAGATGTAAAACAAAAATTTGTTCCCAAATTATTTAATACACAATATACAATAGGTGAAAATCCAACTGAATATCAAAGGTATATTGTTCAATATTATGGAATAAAATTGAATGAGAAAATAAAGAGAGGTGAACTCAGAAAAGTAGTTGTTAATTTGAAATCTATTGATGTTCAGAACATTGTTTTATTTGACCAAGTATATTATAGAATGTACATAAAAGAAGGTCGTACTGAGGTTAATATTCACGATTGGACCCTATTAGATGTGACTAATGAGAACTCTTTTGTTTTAGACACGTCCTATATGATTCCAAGAGAATATTTTATCGAAATAAAAGCAAAAACTCACACAGAGGAAATTTTCCATAATGATATATTAAAATTTGAGATTGTATCAGAAAAGTAAAATATTTATAGATATGAAAAATATAGAAGAAATTATTAAAAGACAATTAAGAAGTCTAACAGAAAATGAAGGTATGGAAAACTACATGTTTTTCAGTAATCTAGAACAAATTAAGAGACAATGTGAAATGTTACTTAAAATGGACCCGAAGATGTTGGATTCTATTATTCAGGATGGTCACGATTGGGCTGATGACCATGTATCTGAAGCAAAGAATAACATGGATCAAGTATTCGATTTCTTTATGAACAAAACTAAAGAAATGGAAAAAGGTATAACTGACGTTAAATCAGATTTGAGTCAATTTAGTTTAAATGAAGAAGAACAAATTGATGAAAGTAAAAACAAACCAACAAATCCTAAACTATGGGCGAGAGCAAAATCTATGGCTAAATCCAAATTTAAGGTCTACCCTTCAGCTTATGCAAACGGATGGGCTGCTAAATGGTATAAAAAACATGGTGGTGGATGGAGAAAGTCAAAAAAGTAAAATATGAAAATAAGATTAAGTGAAGAGGATTTAAAATACGTTCAAGAATCCATTCAAACCGGTGAAGTTTTACAAGAAGATTTAAGAAGATGGTTTAAAGAAAAATGGGTTGATGTTAGTAGAAAAGTTGATGGTAAACATCCTCCTTGTGGTAGAAAGAAAGCAACAGATAAAGGATACCCTAAATGTAGACCTAAAAAGAAAATATCCAAAGAAACACCTAAAACCGCTGGTTCGTATTCCGCAAAAGAAAAGAAAGCAATGACAACACAAAAGAGAAAAGCGGAGAAAACACATAATAAATCAGGAACAGGAAATAAACCAAAAATGACACATTATAACGAAGAAAGAATATCAAAACTAACTGATTTAGTTTTAGAAGAAATAAACAGTTTAAAACACACTAGTATTCTATATGAAGATGAATTCGGTTCTGTTGAAGAAACTGAATTTATTGCAGACGATTTATTGAATGAAGCGGAATATCAAGGACGTAAAGTTCAGTTAGGTAAAATCATGCAAGGAGACATTAAGAAATTCAAAGTTTATGTTAAAAATGATAAAGGAAAAGTAGTTAAAGTAAACTTTGGGTTTGGTGGTAAATCCGCAAAAGGAAAAAGAATGGTTATTAAAAAGAATAACCCACAAAGAAGAAAATCATTTAGAGCAAGACACAATTGTGATAATCCGGGACCTCGTTGGAAACCGAGATATTGGGCATGTAGAACATGGTAAAATTATAGGCACACCTCGCACGCCACCCAGACAAAAACCCACCGTAATTGGTGGGTTTGTTGTTTATAGTAATTTTTGATTTGACCAGTACTGTAATCTATTATCACAATACCTATTTAATTTATACGCGTCCTTTTTCTCAATCAACTTAGAGATATCTGACATGTGTTTTTTATTATTAAAATCTATACCAATAATATATCCACCTTCACTTTTTTCATGTGTTGTTTCCCTTATATATTTCCCTTGGTCGTCTAAAAGTAAAAGTTCAATTATACCTTTTTTGGTGTCAGTGTCCTTTTTATAAACTTTGAATGGTATTGAACGTATTTCAATCATTTGCTGAAGGACATCCAATCTTAACTTTTCGTAATCTGTAGTTTCATTCATTATACAAAAATAGTAAAATGTTTTGAAATAACAAAATTAATTTACTTTACATAACCAATATCTAACACCGTTAATTTTTACATATGTAGTGTTTGAAGACGGTTTTTCACAATATGTTTCTTTAGTACCGTTTTCAAATGTTAGTACAAAACCGGTCCTATTTAAATTCCATTTAATTGTATTCATAAATTATATTTTAATTAATATAGATTTTAAAGGACAATAAGTAAATAAAAAACCCCCGATTTCTCGAGGGTTTTTATATAGATAGTCGTAAAGATTATCTTAAAGTGTTCAAATCAAATGTTTGAAGACCTCTCACATCGATAGTTGCGAAGTAACGGTTGTTAACCATTTTCTTTGCGTATCTTGTCATGATACCTTTAATCGGTGTCATGTTGAAAGGATTATACATTGTTGGAGTCAACTGTAATGGTACGTATGGTGCGTAAATGTAACCAGCGTCTAACAATGACTTACCTTTGTGTCCAATCAAGATTTTTCCTGCTGGGAAGTAAGGGTCACGATATACTTGGTAACGACCTGCTAATGTACCAACTTTCTCAATACCCATGTTGTACTGATCTTGCTCAGGAGCAGCGTTTGATACGTGGAAATATTCCAAATCATCGAATACTGCAGAAACTTCTGAAGAAACAACGATCCAGTTAGCACCACCTCTCAAAGTAGTTTTGTGGATTTGAGCAGACAATTGGTTAATTTTGGTTAACAATGTTTGGTTCCAATCTTTTTGAGTGTAACCCTGAAGAGTAGCACCTGCATTACCACCATATTTCCATTCGTTGTAATCCCACTTCAATGACCATGCTGCACCTTTTCTAAGGTCACGTAAAATTTCACGGTCAACCTCAGCAGCGATTTGCTCAGATAACAACGCTGTTAACTCAGCTTCTGCATCGATGTTGTGGAACGCACTAACGTCTTGTGCTAATTCAGGAGACCAGCTAGCTCTCAATTTTCTTTCAGTTACAGAAACTGTTACTGACTCAAGATCGAAAGAAACTTCACCGATTTCATCTTCAAATTCCAAAGTAGCATATCTACGATAAGTAAAGATAAAGTCAGTACCATCTAAAGCACCACCTGCTACTGTGTAATTAGAGAAACCTGCAGTTGACGAATAAGTTTGTAAATCAACTTGGATGAATATAGTACCATTCTCATCGCAAATATCTTGATAACCAAGACCATTAGCAGAATCAAATGCTTTAACACCGTAATTAACAATTCCTTTACCATATTTCTGTGTAACGATATTGAATGGTAAATTTCCTGTTGATATACCTGAAATACTAACCGCGTTAGTCACAACAGATAATGAAGCCAAGAATTCTTCTGTATCCATTTCGTTACCGTCTGGACCAGCTAATTTACCTTGACCTGGTCTAGAGAAACCACTAAGTGCAACAACTACACTTGATAAAGATGTATTAATTGGATAAGTTACACCATAAGTAACAGCTCCGTTAGAGAAAGTAACAAGACTATTACCTGTTAAACTAACTGTAGTGAAACCTCCTTTAGAGTAATCATACAATCCTGAAGTTGCGTCATCGTTTGACTCATAGAAACGATCATAAAGGTTAATACCTGTGTATCCAGTAGATGCACTTGTACCACCTCCACCACCTGGAATACCATATGGTTGATAGTGACCATTTCCGCCAGTTCTATCTTGAATTTTTGGTACGAAATAGAATAATTTACCGATTGGTAAGTTCATAGCTTGTACAGACACGATGTCGTTAGCTAATAATTTAGAGAACACACGTCTGATGATAGGAAATACCACAGTCTCAAATGAACCTGAAGCATCAGATACTGCTGCTTCGTTTATCAAATAAGACGCTTGGTTTTCATACAACTGCGCGATGTTATCTTTCATGTGACCGTCAAGACCCTCAAGGAATCCGAGGTCATCCCATTTTCTGATGGTATCTTCTTTGATAACACGAAGGTGCTTAAGACCGATGTTACCAACCATACCTGATTCTAATAATGCTCCCATTTTTAAATTGGTTTTATTTTTTTATTATTTATTTTATTTTTGACATCAAATCTTTCATTCTCTTGAATTGTGGATTCTCATAAGCTTTTGACTCAGATAATACTTCAGAAGATGAAGATGTTGGTGTCGTAGAGATTTTTTCAGCAATTGATTCGGTTACTGGTTTTTTATTAGCCAATTCATTACTGATTGTTTTGAACAAATTTTTAGATTCGTTCATGGTAGAAACTGAATCAAATCTCTTAAGAATATTCAATTTCTCTTGTTTTGTTGTTGAATTTTCAGTAAACAATCGAGTTGCGTAAGCTAAACTTGCATTAAAAACTGCAACTTCATTAAGTTTATCTTTGAAAAGAACTAACGCTTTTTTATATTCTGCGTTTTGTTGTTTTAATTTTTCATAAGATTCACTTAAATCTTCTCTTTTATTTCCTGAATAATATTTCTTTTTGGATTTTAATCCTGCGTGATAACCATTACCAATTGTTCTTGCTGATTCAGTATATTCACCTTCTTGAGTTTCTTCTTCAGAATCTTCTTCAGAATCTTCGTCAAGTTCGATTTCATAAACGGTTTCTTCTTCAGTACCAGGTTCCATTTCATTTTCATCCATGTACTCTGTTAATGGTTCTTCCATTTCAGAATCGCTCATTTCAGGTTCTTCCATTTCAGAATCTTCTTCATAAACATCTTCTTCTGAAAAGTCCATTTCAGAAACCATTGAAGATTCGTCTTCATCATCAAGTTTGATAATGTATTCGTTCTCACCATCACTGAATTCAATTTCATCTTCGTCTTTTTTAACTACAATACCATCTTCAGGTTTCATAGCTTTAAAGACTTTAAGAACTTCGTCATGAGATGCTCCGGTCATGTCCATAACTTCTTCATCAGAATCTTCTGAATCAAAATCATTCATGTGACCCATTTCATTGTCCGAATCCATTGAATCAATGTCTTTATCGAGGTCTTCTTCGTCACTTCCAGTTTCGTCCTCATCAGATTCTTCCTCTTCTTCCTCTTCTTCTTCTTCCTCTTCTTCTGACTCGTCTGGCATATCTTCTGTTTCCTCTTCTTTAGGTTCAGACTTTTCGTCTTCTTCCTCTTCTTCTAAAGATTCTTTCAGCAAATCGTTTAGTTCTTGTTTCATTGTTGAAGCAAGTATACCTTTTGCATTTTGCTTTACAGCTTCTTCAAGTGTTTGTACTTGAAGTAACGCTTGTTCTAAAATAGATTTGTCGCTCATTTTTCTTTATTTAGTTTTATTATTCTATAAATACTATGAATTTTATAAAAAATTCAGTTTTATTATATGTTTATCGGGAAAAAATTGATTATTTTGATAAGAAGTTATCAAGTCGACCCATTAGACTTTTCATTTTGTCAGTATCGACCTTTGGTTCTTCTATAGACTCTTGATACTGTTCTCTCTCTGATGGGTCACTAAATACATATGCACCAGGAGTAGACGGAGACGACACTAAATCAAAACAGACCAATTCAAAATCTTCTTGTACAACGTTTTGACCTTTTATATTTTTTAAAGAACCAACTCCTCTAGATGAAATACCTAAAGTCGCACCATTCATTATTAACATTGCTGCTTGGTCACCTTTAGTACTGACTATTCCCATTTTTTTCCAACCGGGAGAAGTAAACAATTTGATTTTACCCATTAACATTTTACCATCCCACCATGTTTCTAAAATTGAGTGAGAAACTCTGTCTAAGTCAATAAGAGAAGATGATGGGTGATTTAATTCATTTAATGCCCCACCTTTTTTTATAATTGTTTGATATTTTTCGTTTTCTCTTTTTAAAATGGTTTCAGGATAAATTCTACCATTTTTGTTTGGTGTGTCGTATTTCTGTAAAACAGCATAAAGGATAAGGTCTTTTGAAAAGTCCATATCCTTCATTTCTGAAATTATTCCTTTATTATCTTCTGCGGAAACGTATCCTGCATCGTATTCGATGAGGTAACCTTTTACACCAATATCATTGGGACCTAATATCTTCATTTATAGCTATTAATACTATAAATACTTAGATATTTACTAATTTTTACTTTTAGAGAAATTAAATAGATTTTTGTCAGATAAACCATTATCGATAATGGTTTCTGTAATATATTTTATAGTTGACTTTATTTCTTTTGATTTAACATCAAACTTTTTTTCTACGTATAAAGTAACCTCTAAATTCATAAAGGATTTTTTTTCTTTTTTAATTCCTTTTGTCCTTATGTCTAAATCAACTATAGATTGTGGTTTAAAATATTCTAATTTGAGATTAGAAATTATTTCTTTAATTAATCTTCTTGATTTCAAAATAGTAAAATCAAAATCTTCATTTTCGTTTTTTGGTTGAACCCAAGAATTAATTTTTAAATAAATTGTTTTTAAATTTTTAGAATCTACTGTTCCATATCCAATTTTTACATCATTGTAAATTCCTAATGGAATAAACTTACCGGTTTTCATTAATTTTTCATGTTATAATATTTTTATGGTGTTAATAAAATATAATATAATTTTTAGTAAAAAACAAATTTTTTTATATTTTTTTCAAATACTTATTTTTATGATTATTATTGATGTAACAAAAGAAAAAAATATTGAAACCGCGTTGAAAAACTATAAAAACAAGGTGAATAGAATTAAACAAATTCAAAAATTGAAAGAGAGAAAAGAATACGTGAAACCCTCTGTAGTTAAAAGAGAAATTATATTAAAAGCTAAATTTAAAAATAAAATGAAAAATGGTCTTAATTAAAGACCATTTTTTAATTCTTTAAGTTTGTAATAATTGTATTTTGAAATTTCCATAGAATCCACTTCTTTTTTAACAGATTCTAATTTTGATATAACATCTGATTGTATGTATTTTGACTCAGATAAGATACCATTGATTTTTTGATTGATATCTTCTTTTAATTCTTTTGTTTTTTCTTTTAAATCTTCGTCATTAAATGATAAAATGTCCTTTAATTCTTTTCTCTGATTCTCATTTAATGAATCATTATATAAAACATTGAAATTATTGACAAGTACTGCATTTAATAAACCTAAATTTGGTATTAATGTTTCCGATTCCTCAAGTTTTACAGATTCTTTTTTAGTTGTTAAAAACTTAATTAAATTATCCTTCGCTAATACTTTTTTATCTATGTTTAACAAACTATCATCCTCTGATAAAATATCTAAGTATTCATATACTTGATTGTTATCACAGTTATAATCTTGAATATGTTCGTAAAGTGTTTTGTTAAATTTATATAATTCTTTAGTCTTATCTTTTAATAGATTAATTATACTTTCAACGTATACTTTCGCAACATTTTTATCTTCAAAATATTTGTTTTCTATTTCTTCATAAAATAGATATAATTCTTTGAAACTTTTATTCTCTTTTATGATTTCCATAATAGATTTTACATCTGTCATGTTTTTTTCAGAATACGATTCAGATATTCTTGTCAGTAATTTTGATTTTAATTTACCAAAACTGTTCATGTTTAATCGTTTAATATGTCTTTTAATTTATTTTCTATTTCATAAATATTCTCTTGCGCCTTATTAAAATCAAATTCTTCATTTTCATCTAACATTTCTGTTATTTTTAATTTTTTTGATTCACTTAAAGGAGCTTCACCACCACCTGTTGGAGGTGGTGGAGGAGGAGAACCACCACCCAATTCACCACCCATACCACCGGGAGATTCACCTGGAGCACCCGCACTTGCTTCTCTTTCTTTTTCGGGTATACCGTACTTATTGTCTACATTATCAAATACTCCTGAACGTTTAATAACATTTTGTGTGTTAGTTAACTCAAAACCAATAGCTCTTTCAAGTCTTTGTTGCTGTAAATCAAGAATAACTTCATTATCACTCATACCAAGAATATTTTTCTTAGCCCATGTATGAGAAACAGGTAAAATACCTATTTGAGATTGGTCAGATGTTGCATCCTTATAAAGAGTTATCTTTTCTTTCCATTGTTCAATCTTTAATAATTCTGATTGAGAAGATGGGTTAGTTAAAGATAATTGAAAATTATTTAATTCATCTTCTAAACCTAATAAGTATAAATGAATTAACGCAATTTTATTTAATTCCTGAATTAATGATTTTTGAATTCTATTAATTGTTCTCGCAAAACGTATATCCATTAGTGCAAGATTCTTACCGTCACCCACAGCATCTTCAAACCCTAAAAAAGCTTTAGGTATTCTCAATGCAGCTAATAATTTCTTTTGAATATATTCTATATCGGCGATTTCACCTAAGTTTTGAGCACCTGCTAATGTTTCAATAGGGTTAGTCGCAGCTGGATCACGAACAGGAATAAAATAATCTTGGTCTACCGCCATTTGATTATATCTCATATCAATTTGTCCATTCTTAGGGTCAGCAATAGGTTGTCTTTTAAATTTATTCGCAACCCTTTGTACGTAAGCTTCAATATCCTTATCATCCATATTACCAACAAAGACTTTAAACACACGTCTCTCCGGTGCTCTTGATGTTCTATAAATTAACATAGCGTCTTCGGCTAAAAGTAGTTGTTTCCAAATTCTTCTAACTTTATCTAACATTGATGTACCATAAGGTAATTTTCTATCATCACCTAATAATCTAAAATGTCCAATTTCCCATGATTGAAATTCCATGTCTTTATTTTTCCATTGAAATCTCAATTCTCTAGTTGGCATTTTCATTTCAGGATTTTGATTGGGTGTTTTTGATGAAACACCTTCCAATCTTTCTATTTCAATATTTGGTAACTGTTGACAACCAATAATTCCTTTTTCGGGATTTATTTTGAGATAGATAAAATTGTCACCATATTTACATAATCCTCTAGCCCACATTTGTAAATTTGTGTTTATGTCTAATCTGTTACTAAATAAATCTTCTAAAATATTTTTAACTCTGGTTGATTCTGAATATATCGTTAATATTTCACCTTTTTCTGACATTGTTGTTGATTCTTCAGCGTAAATGTCTAAAGCAGCAGATATCTCCGGAGTAAACTCCATAGATTCATAATCATAGTATGCTGCTAATCTATTTGGTTCATAATATACTGATTGATTATATAGTGATTGATCTAATTTAGCCCATTTATCTGCGATATATGTACTTTGTTGTGCTTGAAGTAATGCGTTTTCGTATTCTTCTTTACTATCCGTTTTCAGTAACTCATCCTTACTAAATGTAAATGATTGTTTTTCTTCAGGTTTTGATTGACCCGGAAACCCAAACATCTTAGTGAGTTTCTGAAATACCGTTAAATTTTGATTATCCATATAAGTAAATACTTTTGTTTAAAATAAACTAAAATATCAATAGTTTAAAGGTTATTTCTTAGTACCAAATAACCACGAATATTCTTGATATGCGTCTTTATTTGATGATATATTATTCATATTAGAATTTAATCCTGGATTATCCATTTGAGTTAAACCAACCGGATCAAAAGACGTTCCGTATGAATAAAATGATTTATTAGGTTCATATGTTCTTTCACTTACTGTCCAAGACTCTAACATGGCTTTATTTGCCGATTCATTTCTTTGAAGTTGGTTAAAACATATATCACCAGCATATAACGCCATAGATATACTCATAATTGCATCGTCATGAGCACCTTTCATGTGGTCAGGTCTACCATTAATATAAACAAACGTGTTTAATTCATTTAATAATCTATTCGATCTAATTAAGAATCCTTTTCTAACTTGTTCTTCAAATGCAGCAACAATTTGAGTTCTTTTGTTATTAAAATTTATACCGGGAATTTTATCCATTACTTTTCTATTATATTCCCAAATATTTTGTGTATTAATACCTTCAATATATAAATTTTTATAATTCATTTCTTGAAGTTTTCTTGATGTAGCAATTCCCATACCACCAGTTATATCTGTAACAATAAATGAATTACCATAAAGAATACCCCATTTATATGCGATTGACGCCAAATCATCTGGAGGAATTTTTCCTATATATTCTAAAACTTGTTCTCTATCATCAAAATCAATTATATTGATTGCTGAAAAATCTTCACTATCACCTCTACTCACATCAACACCCATAATATATCGGTGACCAACAATAGGTTCTTTCCATTGCCAAAGAGTACCTTGCATATACTTTTCAATCGGTTGTCTAACCATATTCTTTGCAATATTCTCTTGTATTTCACCTGGAATAACACCATCACCTGAACCTAAAAAGTCACATTCCAATTCCTGAGCAATCTTACGTCTATCATATTTGAATTTTTTAGACATAGATTCAAACCAAGAAGAAAAAGGTTTGTATCCTTGTTCTTCATACTCACGATATTTTTCAATATCAAAATCGTACATAACAACTTCATCATCATTATATTGTTCTCTATTCAACATGTAATGACATATGTCAGCACATTTAATCCACCTTAAATCCTTAGTATATCTTGGGTCTTTAAACCATCTTAAATCAGTAATATGAAAATCATTTATACCACGTAGAGCCTGATCATAAACACCATAATAAATTGGGTCATATCCATTTGGTGTTGAAATAAGAATAATCTTACCACCGGTAGACAATGACGCCATAGACGCCGCCCAAAAATCTTCTCCTGCTTCAATATAAGCAGCCTCATCAAATACAAGTATTGTTGGAGTATAACCACGTAACGCATCCGCAGATGTTGCTACCGCTTTTACTTCACAACCATTGTTTAATCTAAATCTACTTTCTGAATTTTTATCCGGGTGAAAACCAACATTAATCCATTCAGGCCATTGGTCTAAGAAATGTCTAACCTTATTGGCCATTTCAATTGCGGTATCTCTCTTGTTTGCAATAATCAAAACCCTTTCAGGATTTTCGGGTTTTGCTGTCTGAAGTTTCTTTGATATCCATGCAGCGGTAACTGTTGACACACCCGCCTGTCTATATTTCCTTGTTATATTCTCATTATAAGTTTCGTAATCTTTAATTAACTGAACTTGGTCAGGGAATAATTCTAAAGGAACAAATTTCTTTTGTGTATTATCATAAGTTGTTAGATATGTTTTGAGAGCATATGGAGCATCTTTGATAATACGAGCATATTCTTTTAACTGCTCAATTTTACTATTCATACATATAAATACAAAAAAAGGTGGTAAAACCACCTTTTCGTATTAATTATCACTTGGCATGTCTATACCTAAACCACCAAGAAAATCTCGTAAATCATCATCGTCAGTATCATCCGTGATATCGTCTAAATCACTTTCGAACTGTTGAACCGCTTGTTCAAATTCTTCGTCTTTTAACATTTTTTCAATACCATCCATTAACTCATTCATAAGTCTTTTACCTTTATCAGTACCACCTATGACCTCTTTAGCAAATACTAAGAAATTTCTTGCTGGTAGTTTGAATATTTCCGCAATTAAATAATTCTGTAATTCGTATTTATCCGTATCAGTTAAAATTTCTTCAGGGAATTGTTGTCTAATTCTGTCCCAAATAGCTGGACCTAATCTTAAATCCCACATTTCTTTTTCTAATGTATCTTCAGACGCTTGTACCGCACTAAATGTTTCTTCATCACTTGGGTCACCATGATGCGACAATAATTCTAACCAACCTTTAATTAATTCATGAACTAATACAGGGAAGTTTATTGCTCTCACAGTAATCTTTGGTGGATCAGAATTTCTATCAACGGACTCTTTACCACCAACCATAGGTTCTCCACCTCCACCTCCCATCATCATCTGCATTTGGTCATCACCTAATTGCCAATATAGAGTATCATTAATTGACATTAACACACCATATTGATTAATTAAATTTTCAGAACCGGTAATTTCTCTTATTTTATCAGCAACATAATGGTACATGTAATGACCCCTTTTTGATGCTCCTTGAATTATATTGTTTATTAATCTTCTTTTAGCCTTTTCTAAATCTAAATTTTGTAAATCGTTTGCTAAATCTTCTTCAACTTCTAAATTAACTTCAGGAGCGTTTTGTTGTCCTTGATTTTCTCTATTAAAATCACTAGCATCTATTTCTCCTAAACCAACAATTTTTGCATCAAATTCAACAGCACCTTCAGGTATTGAAAATTCTTTCATAACTAATTCAATACCTAATTTTTCTAATGCGTCTCTGTGTGCTCTTTCAGTTTGAACAATTTGATTATGAGCACCCATCATCATTTGAGTCAATGGACCTAAATCACCCATAGTTCTCAAAGGAGTATTAACACCAGTATATTGTCTAACTTTTTGAATTACTTGTTTATATCTTTCAGACGCTAGCAACTCCTGAAAGTTTTTGTTTGGTTCGTCACCTGTTTTAGGTAACGGTACCTTTTTTAAAGGAGTATCACCGGCAGCCAATTTTGCTTGGATGTCGGGACTTGGTCTATCTTCCGTATCAAAGTCCATTGCCATTTCTTCTATGTTTTCTTTGATGAAAGATAACAAATTTTTTTTACTTATTTCCATTTTTCAAACTTTTTTTCTCGGATAACGCTTTTGGTTTATGATCCGGTCCGGGACCTGGTATGTAAGACGGTTTTTTTGGTTTTTCTCCCGGAGTTGGTATAGGTTTTTCTCTTACAGGTGTTTCAGTTGGTGCCGGTTTTTCCTTTGTTTCACTTGAACTCATAATTGAGTCATATGTCATAAATTCAGGAACACCATTATGTCCTTTTTTAGCCTTAGTTGATGGCATTGGAATCGCAGCTGTTTCAACCTCGTTAAGTTTTGTTTTAATTAACTCCATAATTTCATTTTTAGATGTAAATGGATGATAATTATTTTCCACAATATCTTCAACCCAATTTCTAATTTCTTTAGTTTCTTTTAAATTTTTAAGTGTCTTTGCAAGTCTTGCTCTTTGACCTAATTTACCACCTTTTTTTGCAGCTGCTTTCAATTTACCTGCAGGAATTGTTTCGTCTTTTTTTACACCTAACGCCTTTTTTAATGAACCTTTTTTGGAAGGATGTAACGCTTTTTGAATCCATTTTTTATCATTTTCATTAACCACATTATCTTCATTTGATAATTTATAAGCGTTAAATTCAATACCTGATTTTCTGACAGCACCAACAATTACACCTTCTTCTTTCATCTCGTTCGCCATTTGATTCACAAGTTCTTCTGAAACTCCACGAAAACTAACTAATCCCGCATATTCGTATTTATATCCCGTTCCTTCAGATTTTGTAAAACCTCTAACACCTGTTGTAATTGTTTTATATGGTTTCAGTTCGTGTTTTTTAAAGATACGATTAATCACTTTTTTGACAGGACTCATTTCACCTTCTTTCATTTCAGTTTTTTTACTTCTAAGTAATTTGAAATCTTCTTTATCTATTTTACCATTTTTATTTTTGTCTAAAGCGGATAATTGTTTCTTTGTTGGTTTAGTTTTTTCTTCTTTTGTTACTTGTATATGACCTTGTTTAGAAATATCCGCAACTTTTTTTGGGTCATTAATTATTGTATTGATAGCCTCAGCGTCCTTTGGGTTATTCATGCTATAAACCTTAACTTGCTTAGTCAACTCCTCATTTAACATTCTTTCACATAAAGAATTAAGTTGTTTATCTGTTAAATTTACTAATGTATTTCTGGAAAGACCTTCACCTAAAAGTCTTCTTACCATTTCAACTCTTGTCATATTGTTTTGAATTTAATTTCTTCGTTAATAAGTAAGTAACCTCTTACTTTTAATTTTTTGGTTACGTTATCTAATGTCTCACCAAATTTAAATGTCAATCTTTCATCTTCGGAATCAATATCAAATTTTTCCCAAGCTAATGAAATTACACCATCTACAGCATCAATAACTCCGAAATAATCGGAGTTTTGAATCAGTTCTAAATTCAGGTTGGTATCTTTTAACAAACCAACCAAATCAATATATTCAACGTTTGGTGATTTTTGTCCTGTAGATAAAGATGCAGGAATTACAAACCATTCATCCATGTCAAATTCTGAGCTCTTACTGAAAATGAACTCATATTGTTTCTGACCCTTGTAATCTGAACCAATTTCATTGACATAGATTAATTTCATTATTATTTGAAATATTTACTCAAAGTTTTATTTATCGAATCATTAATATCTCTCTTTATTTCATCCAAATCTAATTCTTGAATATCAGATTTACCTTCATTACCTAAATCAGCGTACTTACTCAAATCAATTTCACCATAATTAGCAATTGGTGTATTAATAAAACTTTCTAGTTTGTCCATAGTTTCACCTAATTCAGATTCTTCGCCACCCATTTCAGGTTCTTCTGACGGCATTTCTTCATCACCCATTTCAGGTTCTTCTGATGGGGATTCTTCACCTTCTTCTTTAGGTTCAAATTTTTTCGCAATATCGTCTAAATCATCTTCTTCTAATTTCTCCAAATCAACCGCAGATATGACCATGTTTAAAACATATTTAATATCGTCACTTTCCATTTTTTGTTTTTGGTCTCTTAATTCTTGACCTAATTTACCTGCGAATTTTTGAATTTCAGCCATATAATCCGATGGTTTGGAACCTTCTTGACCACTCATTTCAGGTTCTTCTGATGGCATTTCTTCACCACCCATTTCTTCACTTGGTGGTGGCGGTGTCATTTCTTCACCTGATGGAGGTGGAGGAGGAGTCATTTCAGTAGAAGGTGCTGGAGGAGGAAAAGGAGGTACAGTTCCATCACTAGATGGTTCTTCAGAGGAACCTTCAGATTTTTGTTTTAATACATATTTGGTGGCTTCTTGTAATTCTTCTTGACCTTTTAATAATTCAAGTCTTTTCAACGCTTCCGCATATGAACTAAATTTATTTTTATTTTTCATGAATAATCCACCGATATAATCGAGTGAACTTTCATTCAAACCTTTCTTTACATAATATCCATCCTTCTCTTTTACGATTCCGTAAACACCATTATTAGATTCTTTTACTACTTGTACTTTAGAATCAGATGGTTTATTATTGTTTGTTTTGTAGTATGTGAGTTCGAGGATTCTTTTTAATTTTTCGTCTCCTGCTAATTTCTCACTACCTAGTGGTTTGTATTCTCCCATTTTTTAATAAAATTAAATTGGCTTATTCTTAACCTATAAATACAATGATAATTCAAAAAATTAACGTTAATTATTGT